AAAATGCCGTTGGTATCTTGACAAGCTGATTAACAGTCTGTAATATTGATACTGTCTCAATGTGAGACATCAACTTAAACTTAAATTTTCTCTTTTTTGTTTTTGTGTTTTATCTGTCCTTAAGGCCGTCTAGTTAGATAAGTTAGTCCTCGTCTAGCTAGGCGGTTTTTTTATAGTCCTAACATTCCCTGAACGTTCTCTTGCGCTTCCATCTCATTAAGGTCATTTACGATTGCTGGGCGAGACATTCTCCAAGCCTTCTCTAACGTGGAAACCATGTCTGGAATCAAAGCTCTGTAGTTATCTAGCTGACCGCTGCGCATCAAACGAGCATACATACTAGCTTTTTGCGATATAGTAGATTTTGTGACAAGGTTTGTTATGTATTTATTTAGTCCGGCTGCACCATAACCTAAACCAGTAGCAATTCCGCCTAATGCGAGAGGAGATATGTTTAGCTTACCTACCGTAAGAATCGAAGCTGCTTGCAATAACGCCCATGTCTTTGACATTCCTTTTTGCACAGAAGAATTAAACCCTATAATAGCCAAATTAATGGGAGCAGTTTTGGTTAAATCTTCTAGCGCAGATAACTCTTGCTTAGAGTATCCACCTCTTTTCTTAGCTTCTGTAAGTAAACGTTGAAATCCACTTTTCATAGCGAGAGCATCGCCCTTACTACTGGCAATGACACCAAGCACATCATTATTTTTTTTGAGCTGCTGATAAGCAGTGTTGCTAGTTCTGAATTTATTTAAAGTCTCTTTCAGAAACTTACCGCTGACCTGCTCTGGCTTTAAACTGTTAAGCCAGTTATCTACAGCCTCAATAGATTGAGCAGCTACTTGTCGCTGCTGTGTGTCAAAATCAGGTAGACTTTTTCTAAGTTCAAGTATGTCATTAAGATTAACCTCGCTCTGAAAGCGTTGCCTAAACAGATTCTTCTTTATACCTGCCAAGTCTTTACCTGAGATGTGATTCACAAAATCAAAATCACCACGTTCATTTAACTTAAGAACAGCTCCCTGTACATCTGCTTTACTAAAACCTAGTTCGGTGGCTTCCCGTTCCAGAGATGTAGATATAGCTCTTTGTTTTGCTTTGGCTCTTGCAATTTCTGATTCAGTCAATGGAACAGCTTTGTCCTGTTTCGTGACAGTTTTAGAAGCCATTTTATTTCTGCTTATAACAGAATCTAGTTCCTTTTCCAGAACAGATATGTTTGTTTTCTTTGGTCTTATTTTCTCTAACGAAGCAGCAGCACCTTTGTCAAGAGTTCTTCCTGACCACAAAGAATCTAACTCTTTAACCAGAGAATCCACAACACCTTTGTTAAGTTTTAACCCTTTTGCTTGTTCTCTTACATCGTCAAACCATTTATAAGTGTATCTTGTTAGTTGTTCTTTAGTAATATTTGGATCATTATTTACGACTTGTTTTAAATTTGTAAGCACTCTTTGAAACAAAGGGGTACGTACTACCTGCTCTCCTATTACTGAGATAGGTTTTGTCAACAAAGGTAAAGAGGCAGCTAACACACCAGTCAATGCAGCAGTCGTTCCCGAAGCGGTCAACCTATCCTCTTCAGACTGCCCAAGACCTTGAGCTGCGCCATAAACAACAGCTCCTGCTGCTTGAGCGCGTTTACCCTGCCCTGCACCTATTCGTGCTAGAGGGTTAAAAGCAAGTTCTTCTATTGTGTTCTGGACGAAGCCTATGTCCTCTCTGTATTCCTTGATGTCCTTTAAGTATTCGCGCCTGTTTTCTTCTGACTCTTCTGCAAAAGTTTTATCTTTAGTAATTTGGACAGCTCTTTGCCTAATATCTTTGCCTGAGAACTGCTCACCTTCCTGCCCTAACTGATTGATAGCTTCTAATATAGAGTTGTCTGTAGCACGGTCAGCGTCTAGTAATCTATCTACGCCAGTCTGAATAAATGCTTGCGCATCCGCACCAAAGCCTCCAAGCAATCTGTCTTGAAAGCTACGGAGCATACTGGTCACTTGTTGCTTAATAGGCGTTCTGTCTACATCAGAGGATAATTCAGGTCTTTGTGCATAAGGCAAATCAGGACGACCTTCCGCTTGCTTGACTTCTTCTTCTGCCGTGGTCATGGCAGTGATGTTTACACCCTCTTTTTCAGCCTTCTCTAACAAAGTAGAGAACTGCTCAGTGCTTAATCCTAACTGGTCAGCGTAAAGACCTAAAGGCATCCGCGATTCTTGATTTTGTTGAGTTTTTTTATATTGATTCCACAGAAACTCACCAGTGTAATCTCTATCATCTCCTGTGAACTGTAAAGCAGCTTTGACAGGCACACCCTCTCCTACCATATCGTAAGTAATAGATAGAGCTTTCCCTTTTGTGGTAGAATCAACCTTCAAAGCACTGGCAAAATCTTCAAATGTCTTATCTTTGTAATCAGGGTTAGGCGCAATATCTCGTAGATACATATAAGAGAGAAGTTCGGCATCACCCATACTCGAATCTTTGTAGTAACTTTCTCTTAATTCATCTAAAGTAGCCATTAATTACTCCTCTAGACCAAACGCAGCAGCAGCTAGGCCATCATTTGTCGGTTGTGTTTCATTTTCTGCAAGTTTAGAGTTTTTAGAGAAAACACGGTATCCGTCATTTATATAACCAAGACTGTAATCCATCATAGTTTCAATATCTGGCATAGTTTTTTGTCTATTTTTCTGATCAGCTACTAAGTTTGCATAGTGTGTTTTTACTATTTTTAAATTATCTATGAATTGCTGTTTTGATTGAGAACCTTCTAAATTAGCTATTGCTGATTGCAAGAGTCCAATTTCTAAATTACTGACTTGTCCTAATGCGCCTCCAGTTGGCGATTCTCTTCTCATTCTTGAAAGCCTATCAAAACCAATGTTAGCTTTAATAGCAGTTACTAATTTAGCAACATCATATTCATCTGTCTCTGGTATTTTTGATAGCACCCAGTTTGGAAGACCACCGTAAAAATTTTCGTTACCTTCTACAGCCTCCAGCGTTCTATCAAGTGTACTTAACACATTCTCACCGCTATTTATTGTATTTTCTATAGCCTCAAGATTAGCAACTGCTGTACTTCTGACATCTTCATAGCGTTCAGAACCAACTGTAGGCGCTCTTACGAATCTCATATTACCGTCAGCATCTTGAGTCTCTACATATTGATCGCCAGATGCGTCAGACAATTTAGGAAGAAGTGTTTTATTAGCTATTTCTTGTATATCTGCTGCTGTTAGCGTTTCTTCAGAATCAATCAGTTTTTGAACCTCAGTCATAGCTCTCAACATTGATTTTTGGTCTATATTATCCATATCAACTGTGCCAGCGACTGTACGATCTAATAACTCTTGTGCAGACAATGTTTGACCTGTGTCCACCGTTTTAATTTCACCAGTTTGATTATTCACAACAGCATTAGAACTTCCACCTACTGCTTTCCATTCTTCCAATCCCATAGCGTCAGTAAGGTTTTTGAAAGTGGGAAAGCCCCCTTGCCCTGCTGACGTTTTCAATGCTGCTTTTTTTTCAGCGGATAAGCTGGAGGCATCTATAAATTGTAATTGACCAACTCTTTGCTGTCTTGCTTCAGTCCTATCCAGTTCAGCGCGTCCTTCTTCTTGCTCTTTTTTCTGTAATTCTGTAGCACTTGCAGTAAGCTGAAGAGCCTGTTGAGACAACCCAGCTTGCTGTGCTAATCTAGCAGCCTGAAGTTGTCCTGCTGAAGTGTTCATATTAACACCAGCTTGTGCTAACTGATCGTTAATCTTTTCAATAGGACTTCTGACATCAACACCAAACATACCAGCTAAGTTTCTTTTTTGCTGGGACGCAGCAGGAGCTACAGCAGTCATGCCTGTAATACCGCCTAAGAGGCTTTGTCCCACTGCTTGTTGAGACTGTGGTTGTTGCTGTTGAGCAGCACCAGCAGAGCTTCCGGGTCTTAGCGTTAAAAGCGGGTCTATGGCTCCAAGTAAATTAGGTCTAGCCATGTTAAATATCTCCTACGTTTGATAAGTCAATTTGACTATAATCAACTTTGTAATAACCGTTATCAGATAACAGAACAGCTTCAGGCATCGTCTTCATAACCTCTTGCGCCAACACTCCAAACTCAGGATTATTACCCGCTAGTTCTTTACCTTTTTCATTCCACTTCCAAGTGTATAAACCAATATCTTTATTTACTTGTCCTACTTTTCTAATGTTTTCTTTTAAACGCATATCAGAAGGCATCATACTAGGGGCATTCCACATACCTGTTGTTGGGTTCCATCCAATCGCACTGCCGAGAAGTCCAAGACCCTGTCCTACAACACCTGTGAAAAGACTATCCGCTCCACCACCAAAAACATCTTTTAAAAGTCCTTCTAAATACAGTCTTTCAGTTGCTGCTGCGTTTGATTCTCCACCTAACAATGCTTCAAGACCACTCATCCCAAGCTCTCCCTGAGTAACGACACCTTGTAGTCCAGCTCTAGTACCGAGTTCAGAAAGGTTAATAGCAGGTTGTAACAACTGAAGAGCTTGCGCTTGTGGTAAGAAAGCAGCTTGCACACCGCCAAGTCCTAACTCAGACTGAAGTGCCTGTTGCTGTCCACCAAGACCAAGAGCCTGTGCTATGAGTCCCGCTTCTTGCCCTCTTTCGGTAAAGGCTTGCTGTCTTGCTGTTAAAGCGTCAGCAGCTTGTTGTTCTTGTATTGCTTTTTCCATAGCAAACTGCTCTGGAGTGCCTCCGAACATATCTGTTCTAACGCCAGTGCGTCCTTGACTAAACAGACGCTCTTCTAAAGCAAGTCTCTGACGTTCCTGTTCAGGCTGTCTAAGAGCCTGTAACTGACTAAAGATGTCCTGCTGTGCGCCTTCAATGCCCTGACCTAACAGCATACCTTGAATACGTTCTTGCTCTGCTTGAAGTGTTCCCGGCCCAATAGCACCAAGCAACTGCTCACCACCTCTTCTAGCAATGTCTTTAGCTACTTGCATTTGAGACTCTGGCATAGTGACCGTCAAGCCGCCTTCCTGACCAACAGAGATACCCGGCCCAAGACCTGTGCTGACAGTAAAAGGCTTGAATGTGCCAGCAGCAGCAGTAGACAAATCCGCACCTAATTTTTGCGCTGTATCGTAGGCAGTCTGACCGATAGCCCTTTGATCTTTTGCTAACTTTTCAGCTAGTTTGTACTCGGCTGCTAATTCAGCACCACCGCCTATTACGTCTTGCCATGCCATCTGTATTACCTCTTTAAATTAGTCTGCCCAGTAGAGCAAGAATATCTATCTTCTGAATTGAAAACGGTGCATCATTCACAGTAGCTTCTATACCTACAGTTACCACAGTGCCGTTACCTGTTCCGTTAAAGCCGTTAGTGTTAATAATAATACTCGCTGAATACTCTGCATCTGCTGTGTTGTACTCTGACAGCCCGTACTCAGCTATCTTCTTGTCAGCAAATGTAAAAGTCTCTTTGGTGTAAGAGGAACTGTAATCGTATCCCCAGTTAAGTACAGCCTGAGTGTTCTGTCCACCAATAATAGTAAGAGTAAACTTCTTTAAGAACTTTAAGTTGGCAGCATTGCCAAAGTCTAGTGGATTACTAAAGTAACTCAGCGTGTACTGTGCGCCATCATCGTTATAGCCTTCGTACTTGGTTATACCTGTAGCGTGTCCAAAGTATATTGTTCCATCTTCTAGCCTGTGGAAACACAGAGGGTCTATCTGACTCCATGTAGTAACCCTGTAACTACTATCTTCTAACGGACTTCTTATATCAAAGCAGTACACAATGTTCTGTGATGGGAAGTTAAGCAGGTAAAAAGCATTCTCCTGACTGTAGACAGACTTAATGTTTCCTGTCTCACCAGCCAGTGTGGTTGTTAAATCGTTCCTGACATTCCTACTAATATCTCTAAGAGGTGCAGACTTCTCCTGTATTGTCCTAGCTAAAGACCTAACACCCGTAGAGCTAAGGAACACTAAGTCAGTACCTACGTTCTGTACTGTATCTCTAGCGACACAGCCTATGTTGCCTACGGTATCAGCTAACACCATAGAGGCAGGACTCGTAGCTCCTTCGTAGATAAGGATGGAGTTCCTTCCGAATATCACTAGGAGGCCGTTATGGGCCGCTAGAGCCGTTATCTCATCGTACCCGTTAGGCCAGTGTTTGGTAACGTCTAACGAGCCTGTAGAGCCACCAGAGAAGCCTGAGCCGTTAAGCAAATCAGACCAGTAAACAGTGGACTTGTCAGTTTCAAAGTCAGCTATCCATATTCTACCATAAGCAGCCAGTATCTCATTGCCTTCTGGCGGTGTACCTGTAGCGTGTGCATGGTTAGACATAGCTTCTACTGCACCAACATGGTCTGAGTAGATTAAAGGTTCGTAGCCACGCTGTACCATGTAGGTGTGGTCATTAAAGTTGACTGCTTTCCAGTTGTTAGCTGTTATAGTGTAAGCAGCAGGAGTAGCGTCTACTAATGTAGTAGTCCCTGTGAATATCTTATTGTTACCAGCAGACAAAACAACTTCATTACCATCAGAGTCTCTGTACTGATGTATCATCTCTAAGCCAACACTAGAACCAAGAACAGAAGCACCGTTAGTGGTTACTTCTGTATAGCCTTGTCTAGCTCCTACACGCCCGTATTGGTCAATCACACAGTTGTCTGCGATAGACGCAAAGGACGGGTTAAGTCCTATGGGCGAGTCCTGTGTGTTGATACCAAAGAAGCCGGGAGCTGCAATGGTAATGTTCTGTAGCTGTTGTGCCATTAAACGGCTCTCCACTCAGTTTCGTGTGGGAAGTGTCCTGCGTCCAGAGCTATAGCATCTGACAGTGAAGTGTTAGCTATAGCAAAGTATTCCTGTGTAGATGTACCGCCTGTTTCTCCACGCTCTCTCACAGCCATTGCAACAGCTAAGTGAATGATAGGACTAGGCGGTAGTATGCAAGTAGCAGCGTCTTCTTCTAGCTTAGGCTCACGACTAACTAAGTCAAACCGTAAAGAGTACACACCGTTAGGAGTAGGGTACACTTCTATAGTACGATCATCGTTAGCGTCAACACCTGAAAACACAAAATACAAAGGAGAACCTGTAGCTACCTCTGAGATAAACTGTCTTTCGTTAAAGCGTCCTCTTGAGTCCTGTACCATTCGTAAGTTGTTAGTGTCGTTGATAGCATCTAAGAGTTTGTCTTTAATACCAGAGTCTGTCAGGGTATATGTATAGTCGTCTGCTGTTGTAGTAACAACAACCGTCTTACGCAAACCAGACCAATCCCAAGCATCTTCTACAAACTCTTTAGCGTCATTAACAAACTCACCAATCATAGCAGAGTAGGTATTCTGAGTTACTGTAGTGACTTC